TGGAAGAGCATAGCAGCACGAGTGTCTACAGAAGATGCAGTGTTGTCTGCAGCAGCTTCGATAGTTGCACAGTTAGCTGAAACGTAAACGTCTACACCGTAGAGGTTACCGATGAGGCCAGACTGGACTGACTGACCAGATACGAAGTCAGAAGACACGTAGCGGTCAATGCCCATGATGGCGTTACGAGTTGCAGGTGGGATAACGAGTACACGATCTTCCATTGGGACGTTGTTGTCGTCCAACTTCTGGATCATGTCACGGAAGAACGCATCAGTAAACTCGTCGCCAGCTACAAGAGTGTCGTCGGTGTACTGAGTAGTTGTACCGTTGTCGTTAAAGAAACAACCGCTATGCTGGTAGTCAGTAGGCGCTACAGAGCCAGAGAATACAACTGAACCACCGTCACCAAAGCCAGTACCGCAAGAGTGCAGGTCAGTGTCGATCTTAGTAGCAAGAGCGTAACCAGCGTCTTCAGTGTAGAACTGACGAAGGCTAGAAAGAGCCTGTACTTCAACGATGTCTTCGATGAGACGTGAGTACTCAAAGTGACGGTCGATGTCTACAGTCAATTCGCCTTCAGTGTTGGCAATGATAGTAACAGCTGTATCAGCGGCTTTAGCGTTAGCATCACCACGGATAGGCTTAGGGATGTGAAGCTTGTCACCTTTCTTGCCAGACATTGCGATCTTCTTGACAAGAGGAGCCATCTTCAGGTTTTTCTGATAAGCGGCAATAATCTCATCACTCCAGATTTCTGGGATGAAAGTAGCCGCTTCAGTCTTTGCGGTATTACCGGCCGCGCCGGGATAAGTTGCAGTAGCCATGTCAATCTCCTATTGGATTATTTGACTCGACCCTCTGCGTATGCCTGTAAAATTTCAGGTGATAAGGCTTGATAACGCTCAGGGTCTGTTTTCATAAGTTTAATAATGTCGGCCCTGCGATACGTCTTTTTACGTTCCCCCTCACCACTGCCCCTCGTGTTGCCTGTACTAGCCGCCTTGAGTTGCTGTTTCCGCACCTGTTTCTCAACAGTTGCAGTTTGTTGGGCCACTGTCTTTCGCTCTTTCCAAAGCGAGAACAGCTCATCGGCCGCATCAGCGTTATACTCTTGGTCAGCCTCTACAAACAGCTGAGTCCTAATCTTCGAGGCTTTTATCCAGTCTGCAAACTTGGGATCGCCAAGAATGCTCTGCATATCAGGGTGCTTATTGCCAAGTTCTGCAAGCGCCGCTTGCTTCTTGTAATTCGCACTGTACTGCTCTGCCTCTCTGATTTTCGGGTGATTCTCAATTGCACGATTAACGGCGGCTTGAGGATCGGTAAAGTAGTCAATATCACTTTCAGGCTCAACATTGCTCTGTTGAGGTGCTGATTGCGTTTGAGTAGTAATATACTCATCCACTACCTTACGAAGCTCACCAACTTCAGAAGAGTGTCGACTCATCACCTTTTCAACTTCTTGGTGCATCTGAACAACTTCTTTCAGAGACTTACCTCGGTACTTCTCTGGAATGTCGCTGTCAGTGTCTTGCTCTTCTTCGTCTTGAGGTTGCTCAACCACTTCGAGTACAGATTCCTCTGCTTCTAGCGATTCAGTCTCGTTCGCTTCGTTTTCAATGTTATCTTCATTGTCCTCTTCAGGGTGAAGATCAAGCATTGTCGCTCTTGACATTTATTAAACTCCGTCTGTTGGAGATTTACGTTTCCTGCCAGCCTGTTCATGTTCTCGTACCCACTTCATGTGACGACCGGGAAAGTCCCCACTATGACCCTCGAGTACGCATTTCGGGGCTGACAGCATTTTAGTAGCCTCGGAGCCACAACCGCACCTACTCGTTGTGACTCCTCCCTCTACCATCTTTTCAAAGACATGGCCGTTAGCGCAACGGAAATCGTATATCTTATACATCCATGTCTTCTTGTTCTTCGGCCTCTGCCTGTTCTCGCGCCGCAGTAATCGTAGCCTCTAGGTTGATTACTGTAGCAAACGCAGACACTTGGCCTTTACGGAAAAAAAGATCTTCGACATCTTTGACCGTTTGAATATCCGCTAACTGTGTAGCATTTCGTGACAGTTCTTCCAAGAGTTGCTTGAAACCTTCACTGTTGAACAACACATTGTAGTTGTCAAAATACGTCTCAAGTTCTGGCGTCATTAATACTATCTCCTACTTGGTTGATTAAATGCCTTTTACCATGCTTTTTGCAAAAAGTCAGGCTTTTCTTGATCTAGCCGTCTTCTTTGCAATCCGTTTGGGTTGGGCTGAATGTTGTTTGCCTGCCGCTGTATCCTTCCGCTTCTTGCGAGTTGTCGCCGCATACTCTTTAGCTGACAAAGACTTAATAGCTTTTGCAGGCAGATATCGCTCGCCTGTAGCCTTTGGGCCTTGAGTGGATGGCTTGCCTGACTTAGTGCGCCAGTTTTGGCTAGTCCACTTCTTCAGTGATTTCTGCGACTTCTTTAACGCCATTACTTATAGCCTCCGCCCTTTGCTTTGTACTGCTTTGCAAGCATCTGGGCTTTTCGTGCAGACCATTGACCCGGCTTCCCACCTTTGCCACCCGCTTTGATCTTGTTAAACAAGTTCTTCCGCATAGTCGGCTTGGTGTAGTTGCCGGCCTGATTTACCTTTGACTTAGTAGCCATAAGGCTTTGGCTTTGGCTTCTTTACTGACTTCTTCTTTTTCCCTGGCATAACGCTCTCCTTACTTTTTGTGAACCTTCTGAACTGCAAAGTCTGCTAACTTGGTTGCTCCTTTGTGCGGCTTGTAGCCACCCGCAGGATCTCTCATCAACTTATACTCTTTGCCCTTCTTCATCCAGTGATAACCGTCCGGTGCTTTCACTTTCATTCAATTCACCACTTGACCTTATGCGACCAATAACGCGCAGATAGCTTACTGGGATTTGAGTCTTGAGCATTATGTCGTGCGTAGTAGCTTTTCTTCCGCGCCTTGTCTTTTGCGCTTGTAGGATTCTTGCCCGCACCTTTTACGCCCTGTTGCCCAAAGCGAATAGTCTTAATCTGATCGCCCTGCTTTGCAACAACGACGTGAGATTTAGTGGGGTGCCCCGGCGTTTTCTTCGGCTTGTTGAACCCGCTTACGCCCGCGCGTGCTAGTCTTGGGTCTTTCTTGGCTGGCATTCGACAAATCCTCCACGTTTTTTTGCAGTTCTTTTATTTGCGCCTGCAATGGCTCAAGCATTCTTGCGACCTTGTTAAATAAAAGTTCAAGTTCTCGATCAGTAAACATAGTCTATCCTAGTTGTAAGGGAACCATTCTCCAAATTTACGAACGTATGTAAAGATGGCTGTTGTATCGGCTGTATTTAGGGTAACGGTTGTACCGCCAAACTCATCGCCAGCCGTATTGTACTCCGCAACATTGTAAAGTGCTGATGACGAGGTAATGTTGATATCGCCAACAATCTTAACAGTGTTTGATGTAGTCAGCTTAACCATTACCGTTTCACGATCTTTTGGTGTTTGATTAAGCACTACTGTTACGTCGGCACTGCATCTAAGGATTTCTGTGCCTGACGTTGTATGGTCAGCAGTCACCGCATAAGGGGTGGCTATTGCAAGATCGGCTCTGGACTGTGGAATATAGCTCATTAGATTGCCAGCCACTCTTTGAATTCTTGGATGTATACCAAGTGTAACGTCGTGTCGTCCTGCTCTACGATAATACTTCTAGCGCCAAACTCATCGACATTGTACTGAGCCACGTCGTAGTACGACATATTGACGATATTAATCTCACCAACAATGTCTATTCTGTCATCGGTACGGCAGTTAATAATAACCGTCTCTCGATCCTGCGGATGTTCTCTAAGGTTGATAACAACACCTGACGTAACCTTAAGAATCTCAGAGCCGCCTGTCGTGTGATTGCTAGAGATAATCTTGGCTGTAGCATTCTTGAGATCCGCACGACTAGCCATGCTACCCATAGAGATATTGTAGACGTTGGGAGCGCTGGCTTCGTTAAGATCCTTAACAGATCCGGCGTCTATCTCGTCGCCATTGGTTAGCGTTATTACAAGATGACCGTCAAAGTCTACGCTTGCGTCT